CCGACGCTGAAGTCCGACGCCGAACCGCCGGTGTTCGTCCACCCCTGCCCGGTGTCGCTGGTGCCCCAGGAGCTTGACTCGGTGCGGGTGAACGTGTCGTAGACCCAGCGGATGCGGTGGCGTAGCTGGGTGTTGCGGCCCAGCAGCCCGAAGTTGACCGAATCGGCGCGCCGGTTGGAGAAGTAGGCGTCGGCGTTGTTGAACACACAATCCCCGCGCGACGGGGCAGGACGCGAGGACCAGTCAGCGCGGCCCCGGGTGATCGTCAGCCCGGAGGAGATACGCCGACGCGCGGTCACATCGGTCCACGTGCCGTCGATGAGGACCTCGGTGACCAGTGGCAGCAGGCTCGCGGGGAAGGCCATCAGGCACGCACCAGGCGTAGCTGACCGGTGCTGATCAGCTTCTCGATCCACGCGGTGAGGAGGGCGTCCGAACCGGTGCCGCTGGAGCGGACGTCCAGGACCATGCGGTCACTGCCGGAACGGCCGGCCGGGGTGACCCGTTCACCGGCTTGAAGAACGGCGAGGATCTCCTGTCCAGGTGCGCCGGGGACGATGCCACCGGTGTGGAAGGTGGGCAGGTTCGGGACGGCGATCGTGTTGCCGCCGATGCCGGGAATCCACGACGGAACCGTCCACGACAGGCTGCCGATGGTGGCGTTCCACGCCCGGGAGATGAAGTTGAACGCGGCCCGGAACGGGGCGGTGATGAAGTTTGCGACCTTGGCGAACGCCGATCCGATCCATCCGGGAATCTTTTTGATGAAGTCCCATGTGTTGGAGGCGGCCTTCTTGATCCAGTCCCAGCTGGCCCGCCACGCTTTGGAGAACCAGTCCGTCTTGGTGGCAATCAACACAATGACAGCGATCAGCGCCACGATGGCGAGGATGATCCAGGTCGTCGGGGAGGCCAGCTGCGCGATGTTCCAAGCCCACTGCGCTGCGGTGACCAAGCCCACGATCCCAACGAGCCCGGACAGGATCGGCGTCACCATCCCGATGTCGTCGGCCCACTTCTGGATATCCGGCGGGTTCGCCTCGCGCTGGGCATCGTTGAGGTTCAGCTGGGCGTCCTTGGCATCCACGGTTGCCTGCGCAGCGTCGATGGACGCCTGCGACACGTCGCGCTGCGACTGCGACAGATCCTGCTGGGCCTGCTTCAAGTCGATGGATGCCTGCTGCGCCTCCAAACTGTTCCTGCCGTGCTCCTTGACCGCCTTGTTGTAGTCGACCTGGGCCTTCTTGGCATCCAGCAACGCCTGCTGCGCGTCGATCTGGGCCTGCTGGATATCCACCGCAGCCTGCTTGCCGTCCTCCGTCGCCTGGGTCAGATCCACCTGGGCCTGCTGGACTTCGTTGAGGGCACGGGCCATCCGGGCGGCTTTCTGCGCCCCGGCCTGCTGGATCTGGGCCAACGCCGACACCGCAGCACCGGCGTTGTCAATCGCTGTCGAAGCACCTTGAACAGCCGAACCGAGCTTGCCGACCCGATCCACGTATGCGTCGGTGGACTTCGACGCCTTCATCATGTCGCCGGAAGCCGACGTGGCAGCCTTCCCGGCACCGGCGATCGAAGCCTGGGCCTTCGTCGACTCTTTCGCCAGTTGCTTCGCGTCGCCTGCGAACGTGAGCGTGACAACGTTAGCCATCAGGTCACATCCATCCCGGCGTCTTCAGCAACCTTCGTCAGCGCCTGCGCGAGGACGGTCTCAAACTCATCGCGGCTGCGGCGGAACTCCGGATACAAATACCGGCCTTCCTTGATGAACGGGCGTACCACCGACCGGTTCCTGCCGACCCGGCCCCCGAAGTCCAACCACGGGTAGTACGGCGCCTTGCGGCCACCGATGGCAATCCGGACAGCGGTACGCGTAGACCGGGCGGTGAGACTGTTGGCCGCGTTGCCGCTACGTCGGGGGATGAGCGGACGCACCCGGCCAATCAGGAACTCGGCGGCGTCGTTAGCAGCGAGCCGCAGCCCCTTGGGGGCGTTGGCGTCCAACGTCTTGAGGGCCCTGCCGAATTCTCGGAGGCCCACGACGCGGATCGGCTCACTTGCCACGACTCCTGTACTCCATCTCCAGGTTGTCCTTCTGCCGCCGGTAGTAGGCAACCCAGTACACGAACTCCCACGCCGCCACGGTTTCGCGAAGCTCCGTCACTGTCCGCCCCAGCTTCTCGGCGAGGAAGAACTCAAACTCCAGCGTCGGGTTCTTCGCCAGGTCCAGCCACGCCGCTTTTGGCGGCACCCTCAGCCAGGCCCGACAGTTCCCGCAGCTTCTCCGTCACCGGGCCCAGCTCCCCCGCAGGGGACACCTTCTGCCACTGCTCCACGTCGTCTACCGACAGCTGCGGGTCAACCATCGCGTAGGAGATCATGCGTCGTTCGACCAGAGCCGGGTCCTCAGTGCCTTTGCCCGCAAGGTGAAGCTCATACCGGGACAGGCCCCGAAGGGTCACCGTCCCGACGCCGGGGATCTCCACCTCTTCGCTGGGGAGCCGGGCAGCCAGCAGTGCGCTCTTGTCCACCGGTTTCCCCTTACGCCGACTGGGCAGTGGAGTTGACGTCGCCGGACACCTGGCCAGCCATCGTCCACGACACCAGGCCGTCGAACGGGTTCGTCTCCACGTAGCTGTTGACCACGAGGTTGAACACGTCCTGCGGCAGGCTCGAACCGGTGCCTTCAGGCTGCCGAGTCACCGACACAGTTGTTCCGAGCAGTGGTTCGATGACTGCGCGGGGACCCGTCATAGCTGTGGTGTCGTAGTGCCCACCGCACGTGAACGTCCCGTCCAGCAGGCCACCGACGTAGGTGCGGGCGTCCAGGCCGTAGCCGGTCGAGTCGTGGTGATCGGCGGTCCGGTTCAACTCCGATGTGGTGCAGTAGGCGGAGATGTCATTGGAGGCCAGTTTGATCACCGTCTCCTTGCCGTGAGACCTAGCCATTTCTCATTCTCCTGATCCGTAAATGTCCACAGTGAACTCAGCCGCCAGATATTCGATGTCGGAGATCCTTACGGATGTGACCCGGCCATCGGTTACCACCGCCACGTCACATTCGGTGTACGTGCCGCCGTCGATCGCGGCCTTGACCGACGTGCTTCCAGAACCGGCCAGATAGGGGCCCAGGGCCGCCCTGGCAGCCCTATCCGTGTTCGTCGAGACAACAACCCACACCGGGAACTTCAAGATGTCCAAGCCCCGCTGATACGACTGCTGATAGTCGATCTCTGGGTATCCGACGAGGGCAGCTGGCGGAGTCACAGAGTCTGGTGGATAGGCAAACGTGCGGCCCTGCAAAGAGCCGATAGTCCGCAACGCTGTCGCCATTTCGTCCATGACGGCTTCTATGTCCATCAGGCACCCGCCCACCAGCGCACGTAAGGACCCAGTGACACAGCAACGTCAGGGTCCAGCTTGGCCAACAGCCGAAGCTCCGAACCCATATCCGGGGAACCAGCGACACCGAACGGGCTACGCCGCCGGGCGAACAGCCGGGACGCCTGCAAGTAGGTAGCCTGCTGCACCGCCACCGGGACCGAGGTCCAGCCCCAGATCGCAGTGACAGCAACCTCATCACGGGCACCAGTAGGCATCGTGGCAGAGGTCGGCTTCACCACCAGTTCAGTCCACGGCCTGGACACGGCCGCCCCGTTACGGGGCTCCAATGTGTACTCGTCGATGATGCCGACGGTGACACCGTCTTCGTCCTGAATCTCGGCGACGAAGTTCGTCGTGGTCATCAGGTCGTCGATCGCGACTACCCACCGGCACCGGCGACGGTCCCAGAAGGCGGTGTAGAGCCGTTCCTCGGCTGCTGCAACCTTGCCGAACTGGCGGTTGCAGAACTTGTCGATGGAACGGGAGGCAGCAGTGACCGCCGGAGCGAGGACGGTGTCATCCGCCGTATCCGCCGGGTTCGTGATGTTGATGAACGGCTTCAGTTCAGCAACGGTGATGTAGTCCGGAGCCCAGGCCACTACTGCCCCCCTTCGTCTGCTAGAGGTTGCTCGGGATAGCGAGGACGGTGCAGTGACACACGAACGTGTCGTTGGCGCCGTTGGACGTGACCCGGAACCGAAGCCACGGGCGGCCGTTCTGCACCTTGACCGAAACCTGGGTGAACCCGTCGCCGGTCGTCAGCGCCAATGTGCCCGACGTGACAGCTGTCGCCGGGGTGCCGATCGAACCGGCGTTGTCGTCGGCGTCCTGGACCACGAAGGTCAGGTTGTCCGTCGTGCCCGCCGTGGAGGCGGTCATGATGGCCAGAATTCGGTCACCGTGCTTGTAGGTCGCGTTGGACTTGAGGCTGATGTCGTCCGGGGTGCCGAAGTCAAACGAGGTTGTCGTTGCCGTGGCGATGGTTACCTTGGCCGTGCCGAGCACACGTGCGCCCGACATGACCCACCGGTGTTCCGTGCTCATGTCTCAGCTCCCGATCACGTGTTGTTCGCGAGGATCTTGTACGCGACCCGGTTCTGGATGTTGCCGTCGGCCCGCTCCCAGGCGGTGTACTGAACTTCGCCGTTCGCGGCCCGGCCGTACGGGTCCACGACCACGACCAGGTTCGACACACGGCGGATCACGTACGCCTCGCGGAAGTCGCCGTACAGGACTGGGAACGTGTCCCCGGCGGAGCTGTAGTCGGCCATGCCCTCGTCGGTGACAACCTCGTGACCGAGCAGCATCTTCGTCGGCAGACCAGCGATACCGGCCGTGGAGTCCTGCACAATCGGACGGCCGTTGGTGTCAACGATCAAGCGGACCTTGCCCCAGACCGTCTTGGACATCAGCCACTTGGCGTTGGCGTCGTACGCCTCGTCCAGGGCCAGCTGAACGTCAACCAGATCCTTGTACGCGAGCGTGTCCGGGGTGTCGAACTCGACATCCGCCGTCAGCGAAGTCGCCGCAACACCCAGCGGCTCACCCGAACCCGTGCCGGTGATCCAGTGGGCGGCCTGCGCCCGAGCGATACGCTCGCCGAGCTTGCGAGCCACCAGGCCCGCGATGTCGAATGCGGAGTCCTGCAACAGCTCGAACGGCACCCGCAGCGGCAGGTTCGACCCCGCACCGGTGCTCGTGTACTTGTAGGCGCCCAGCGTCACGGTGCCGAACACCAGGTCGTTGCCGGACGTGATGGCCGCGCTCTCGGCGGTGATCCCACCGACGTTGGCGGTGTCGTCGATCGACGGGTACTCGATCGGGTTTCCCTCGGCAGTGGTGAACGTCTCAGCCTCCGCCGCGAAGCCGCCGAAGCGCTTCTGAACGTCGACCAGCTTCTGGCGGAAGCCGTCCGGGACGGTGTAGCCACCGGCCGATGGGGTGCCTTCGCTCTGGGCGTTGGTGACCCGCAGGCCACTGATGTCAGCGTTCGGCTGACCGGTACGCAGATACGCCTCGAATGCCTTGTCCAGGCCCTTGTCCGGCTTTGCCGGTGCGGCGTACAGACCAGCGTTGACCGGCATCGTGTACGCGTTCTGGCGAGCCCGGATCTCGGTGGCCTTGCGAACGCTGTCCAGTTCCTTCTCCAGTGCCTCGTACCGACCGACCTCTTCGTCGGTGAATGACCGGCCCTCGGCAGAGTCGACAATGGCCTGAAGTTCAGCCATGCAGTCGTCAATCGTCTTCACTTGTTGTTCCCCCCTCCGAGGGTTCGGGCACGTGCCCTGATGAGCTGGCTACGCCGGTCTTCCGGTGCAGCTTGGGTGTCGTTGGCAACCCGGTCAGCAAGCCCCGCCTTGACGGCGTCGGCCGCGCTGTACCAGGTCTCTGCGCGCATCGCGTCACGCCACTTGGCGACGGAGCCGCCTGCCCGGTCGGTGTAGATCTCGGCGATCGTGTCGGACAGTTCGTCAAGGAGGTCGGCCATCTGGCGCATGTCTTTGGCGTTGCCGAGGACCAGGCCACCCGCGTCATGGATCATCATCTTGGCGGGCTTCTCCATGACCACCTCGTCACCGGCCATGGCCACAAACGAGGCAGCCGACGCGGCGATCCCGTCCACATAGGAGGTCACCTTGGCGGCGTGGTTGCGCAGCGCCGAGTAGATGGCCACACCGTCGAAGACGAGGCCGCCGGGGCTATTGATGTGCAAGTCGATGCTTTTCGCGGTAACCGTGCGAAGGTTCTGGACAAAGTCGTTGGCCGACACGCCGTCCCAGTCGTCGATCGGCCCATAGATAAAGATCTCGGCCCGGTCGGTGGCGTTGTCGATGCGATACCAGTCACCGTGGGGCTGCGGCGCGCGGACCAAGGCGCGGCCACGGGCAGCCAGGGCGGTGAGCTTGTCGAGGTTCATGCCGGTACCGCCTCAAGCTGGGGTGCCGGTGCGGACTGGCCTCGCAGCTCGTCCCCGCCTTCGATCGGGTCCATGTTGCGGATGCGGCGCATCTCGTTGACGGTCATCACTCCGGCCTGGACCTGCTGGAGCAGCAGCGGAATCTCCACCTCGGGGGAAGGCTTCAGGAAGCCCGCGTAGTCGAACTCAACGAACCGGGGTGCGGGCAGCAGCCGGGACAGGCGCTGCTCGATGCGGGACGTCCAGCCGGTCAAGGTGTACTGGGCCAGGCCCCGGTTCTGTACCTCAACGCCGGTGCCCCAGGAGGTCTGCTTTTCGGTCTGCATCAACAGGTGCGGGGGGACGCCGAGCCAGCGGGCGATCTCCTCAACCTGGAACGCGCGGCTCTGCATGAACTGGGCGTCTTCCATGGACATCGACCACGGGGTGAACTTCAGCTTCCGGTTGATGACAGCGATCTCGCCCGCGTTTTCCCAACCGGCTGTCTTCGAGTTGAGGGACGCCTTGATGACCTTCGCGTCATCCTCGGTGATGTCGTCTTCGGCCGTGACCATGCCGCTGTGCAAGGCGCCGGTGGAGAACATCTTCGCGGCGGCCCGGTCCCCGGCGATGGCGGTACCCAGGCCGTTGCGGGCGATGGAGATGACGGACATGCCCCGCAGGCCGTCCATCGACGGGGCCATGATCTGGGTCATCGTGGTCGCGTCGAACGTCTTGCGGGTGCCGTCGATCAGCGTCGCCGTGTACCGCTTGCCGCCGGGGACGGTGTCATCCCATTCGACGGTCACCGCAAGCGGGTGGATCGGGCTGAGTGCGGCGATGGAACCGGCGCCGTTGAAGATGTGCGCCAGGAACGCGTCGCCGTGTAGCAGTAGGTGCAGAAGAACTGTTTCGGTCCACTCGAATGAGGTCGGGCCGAAAGGTCCGCCGGGATTGTCGAGGAACGAGTTGACCCGGGTGCGGGTGCCTTCGACGTCGCGCAGGGTCCTCAGCGGCAGACCGGCGATGGTGCCGGAGATCAGGGCTACGCCTCGGTAGAAGGCGGATAGGCCCAGCGCGGACTGTTCGCCTACGGAGACGCCGGAGAAGTTCGGGTTGCCGACGCCGAGCCATTCGGCCAGTGCCGGGTCGCTGATGGAGATCAGGGGCGCAGTGTCTCGCGGCTTTACACGTTGCAGCCACTGGCGCCATCCCACGAGACACATTGTATACCCTACTAGGGTACCGTACGCTAGTGCTCATGCTGGTCAACGCGGTACGGACGGCGCTGAAAGACCCAAAGGAACCGGCTGCGGTTCTGGCGCTGGAGTACGCCGAAGCGATCGACGCCGGGGGGGACCTAGCGGCGTATGGACCGAAGCTTCTGAGCTGCCTGGATGCGCTCCTGTTGACGCCCAGGGCGCGTGCGGCCGTGAAGAAGGTGATGGAGCCCGATGACAGCCAGCCCGCTTCGCCGCTTGACGAACTCAGGGCCCGCCGTGCTGCTCGGCAGCGTGGAGCCTCGGCTGTGGA